TTGCGTTCAAACGCATCCCTCATGTCGCAGTTACCTGCTGGCGACGTTTACAACACCGCCATCGCACTGCCCGACGAGGAAGCCGACAACGCCCCAGTGCCTTACGTCATCGTGTCCTTTAATGGTCTGAACAATCAGGACACCACGAAGGACATGAACTACGACGGGCTGACCGACACTGTGACCATCGGCATAGAGATTGCTGCCGAAACGCGCCCCAAGTTGGGCGAGTTGGCCGTCATGATCCGCAAGACCATAGCCGACCGCTTCCAGCAGATAGCCCAAGACCAGCAGGACGAGGACTACGAGCTACTGCCCAATGCCTACACCATGCAGGCGCAACCGGTTCAGTACGACTCACTAAAGCCCTGTTTCTGGCAGCAGCTCACGTTCGTGTGTGATACAAATCCCGATTAAGACTATGAGCAAGAAAGAAGAAACACTGGACAGCATGGAACCTGCTGCCGAAACTACGACCACTCAGCCATCCGTCTATGACGAACTGCTGAAGAACGGAACGACTATTCTTGAAGCCCCCACCCGTGAGGCATTGGCAGAACTCATCGACAACATACCAGCCGAAAGCAGATACGCGGTCGGTGCTGTCGGGCGAAAGCCGGATGGGAGTGCATACACTATCAGAGTTGACATCATTAAAAATTAAAAGAATATGGCAACATTAAAGGGACAAAACTTCAGGGTACTGATACTCAACGATGGGAAGTTCTATGTTGTGGCAATGAGCACGAATTGCACAATTACGCTAACCAACAACGCAGAAGAGACCACAACCAAAGACGATGTGGGAATGGCCACCAAGCAGACCGTCACCAGCAAGTCGTGGCAGGTGTCGTGCGAATCGTTGGACGTGACCGATGCAGCAGCTATGCTCACAGCAATAGCCAGCATGCAGCCTTTCACGCTCATGTGGGATGAGACCAACGGAACCTCCAACCACACGCCAGTAGGAAACGCAGCCCAAAACGTGGGCCACGCCTATCTAAACGATTTGACGTTCAACTTCAACGACAGAGAGTTCTCCACAAAAGGCCTCCAATTTCAAGGAACGGGCGGGATTGAGCACGACTCTCAGATCACGGCTGGCGATGCTCCGGCAGCTCCTGTCTTCACCAAGGGTCAGTTTGTACGGCTGTTCCTCAGTACCAACAACACCGCAGCTCCATCGGACGTTATTGCAGCCGCCAAGTCGCTCAGCCTGCATGTCAGCCTGACGCTCGAAGATGCAACAACCAAGGACACCGAAGGCGAATGGCAGATTCAGGAACCTACCGCACTCTCTTACGACATCTCAACCAGTGCGCTTGTGCGTAGCGGAGAAACCATCACGTCGCAGGTAGGAGCCGCGGCACTTGCCGACCTCGAAGCAATCTACAAGGCAGGAACACCTGTGCAATGGAAGATTGCCAACGTAAGCGGTGCCAACAACCGAACGGCATCATCGACCATCGTAAGCGGCAGCGTGATCCTCACGCAGCTCACTATCAATGGGCCGAACCGTCAGAGTGCCACTTACGAAGCACAGCTCGCAGGCTATGGCGCTTACACCGTAGCGGCATAACAACACTCACAACGACCGCTCGCATGCCCGACAAGTTTCTTTTTTCATGTCCGCATGTCGGGCGGTTTCTTTATTTTTCATCGTTAATTCCCCCGACATTCTATGTCGGCAATAAAAACAAGAACTATGATCACCCAAGAAATTAAACTCGCAGGCAAGCCCGTCACTTTGGGCTACTGCTACGCCACTGAAATCGCCTACAAAGAACTGTCAGGCGAAGACATTGCCGCCATCATTAATGAGACCATCCAAGCCATCAACGCCAAGCCCGCCCATGATCCAGACATTAAGCGCAGCATCTACCTTGTGCTGGCCGCTGTCATGGCCTACTATCAGAGCAAAGATGAAGACACGCCCATCAAGGACAACGACCTGATGAACGAGACCACGCCTCTCGAACTCGGCACCGCCCTCGTCACCATCATCAACCTCTGGGCGAAGTTCTACAACATCCCCAAGGGCGAACCGGAAGAGAAACCAGCGAAAGGAAAGGGCAAGAAAGCAAAAAACTAACCACCGCCCACGACATCTATCAGTTGCTCGTGGGCGAGATAGGAATCCCCCGTCATGAGTTCCTCTACGAAATACAGTTCTGGGAAGTCCGGCGCATCATTCGCGGCTACCGCAACCGTGACCGTCTGAAGCACCAGCTCATGGCAGAATGTGCCTTTGCCGCCATCTACGCCATGCGCGACCCACATGGAAAGTCAGTCAAAGACCTCTTCCCCGACATCTTCGAAGACACTGACGATGAGGAACCCGACCCCGAACCGTTATCGCAATCCGACATTGACGAACTGCAACAGCTCATGCGCGACGAGAGCGCACGCATACATAATCAGCAGGAATAACCCCTGCTGATTTTTCTTATAAGTAAACCCCTGCACGCATTTCGCCCGGATAGTGGATAAAACCTTTAACGAGGTAAAAGCCTACACCTTCAACGAGGTAAAAGCCTACACCTTCTACGAGGTACAAGTTTTTTATTAACATTATAACATCTATAAAAGTATGATTCAGTATGAAGTAAATCTTAACAACGGAGTCGAGGCATTCGGCACCGGCAAGACGATCACCGCCAACGAGGTGCTGATGACTTGCGACGAGAAGGATCTTGCCCGTGAGATTAATCACCAGAACTCGCTCATCCCCGAGGATGTGGCAGCAGCCGTGCTGGGCTACTTCGGCAAGGCCGCTGCACAGCTCATGTCTATGGGCTTCGCCATCCAGTTCAAGAACGGCAACGACGTGCTCATGCGCATCTACCCCGACGTGCACCTGAAGGGCGGCAACATCAACCTGGAGCGTGCCAAGCAGCTGAACCCCGACGTGACCGACCTCACGCTGGAGAACGCTGGCGAACTGGCTTCAAAGGTAGGCGTGAAAGTGCGCGTGCGCTGCGAGACGGAGGCGAAGTTCACCGAACTGCTCGACAGCGAGGGCTACAGCGTGGAGCGCAAGGCGGTGAAGAATGTGGCCTACGTGCCAAAGAAGGGCTCCGACACTGGCGACGCTGGCGGCGACAACACAGGCGGTGGCGATAATCCGTCAAGCGGAGAACTGGAACCATAAGCCAGATGGACGCCTTTTAATATGTAGTGTGGGAGTCGGGCGACCGGCTCCCTTTTTTTAAGTCAGAAAGTAAACCCCTGCCACCATTTCGCCCGAATAGTAAGAACTACTCACACTATGGCACAAGACGCATTCACAATAGAAGGCTACGATGAGCAGCTCAAGCAGCTCAAGCGCATGATGACCGATGACCCCACATTTCGTCGGCGCATCAACGACGTGTTGCGGCAGGTGCTCAACGAAGCCAGAAAAGCCATATCCAACGACGCAAAGGCAGTTGTCACCAACGACCCCCGACATGCTTACAAGGCCGTGCGCTCAGCCGTTTACAAGCGCATCCTCGGTGGTCAGGTGAACATCCTTCAGAAGCGCAAGGCTGGCTCACCCGGCAACTATCAGAAGCCGCGCAAAGGACTGCCAAAGCGAGGCGGCAACCGTTGGGGCCGCAGCCAGCGCACCAAAGACCTTGAAGGCTACGAAGGCGCAGATCGTGGTTTCATTCTCCGATTTTTAAATGCAGGTACGGCAGACCGTGGCATCCTGAGCTACACCGACAGCGGAGGCACACGCCACAGTCTCGGAAGCGCCAGCAGTCAGAACATCAAGACAAAGGCACTCACGGGCAATCGAGGAGCTATCAGACCGCGTAACTGGTTTGGAAGTGCATCACAGTCAGCACTCGAAAAAGCATCCGTTCAACTTCAGGAACTCATCGACAGAATCATCGCTAACGAATTTGTATAATATATGGCAGACGTAATCACCCGGTTTAAACTCGAAACCACCCAATACGACAGCAAACTCCGCGACGCATCAAAGGGGCTTGCTGAATACACCCGACTGGCTTCAGTGGCTGGCAACGAGTTTGGCAAGTTCACACAGAAAAACGTGGAAGCCGCACGTGCGCTCGGAACCATGACACCCAGCGCCAATAATGCAAAGGACAAGGTGAAGGAGCTTGTGAACGCATTCAATGATACAGCAAAAGCCTACAATGCACTCACACGTGAACAGCAGCAGAGCGACTTCGGAAAGGCTATGGCGGCAAGCCTCGAGCAGCTCATTGCAAAGATAAAAGAAGCCAAGATAGAGCTCTACGACCTCGAAAAAACAGCAAAGAACGCTGGCAGCAACAGCAGCAGCGGTGGTGGAGGCCTATTCTCAGGCCTCGGCAACAAGATGGAGGGCGCTTTGGCCGTCTTCAAAGGAAACTTGATGACTCAGGCTGTGGGAGCCGTTGCCAATCTCGGCAGCGAAATAGTTGACACGGTGAAACAGGGAGTGGAACTCGCACGTCAGGGCGAGGGCATCCGCATCGCCTTCGAACGACTGGGGCGCGGTGACATCCTGCAAGGACTGCGTGAGGCTACACACGGCACTGTCACAGACCTTGAGCTGATGAAGGCCGCTGTGAAGTTCGACGATTTCAAACTGCCAGTCGAAGAGCTCGGCACAATGCTCGCCTTTGCCCAGCAGAAAGCAAAGGACACCGGCCAGAGTGTTGACTACATGGTGGACAGCATCGTGACTGGTCTCGGGCGCAAGTCGCTCATGATTCTCGACAACCTTGGACTGAGTGCCAACGAGATCAAGGAGAAGATGAAGGACACAGGCGACATGACGAAAGCCGTCGGTGCCATCATTCGTGAGCAGATGGCGAAGGCAGGCGACTATGTAGAGACCGCTGCCGACCGTGCGGCAAAAGCCAACACAGACCTCCAGAACAAGATGGAAGAGCTCGGGCGCAAATTTGCGCCCGTTGAAGAAGCCAGCACACAGCTATGGACTTCCATGAAGATTGCCATCCTCGACGTGGTAGGCGGTCCGCTCACCCGACTGCTCAACGGACTCACAGAGGCAGGTCGCATGAAGAATGCGCTCAACGACATGAACGGCGACCCCAGCAGCGGACAACCTACGAAGGTGCAACAGCAGCTCTCAACGCTTCGTGGCTCTAACTTCAAATGGTCGGAATATGCAGGGCAGGTAGGCAGATACAACAAACAGATACAAGACATTGATGACAAGATAAACAACCTCATCAAGCAGTCCGAAAAAACGAACGATGACCCGAATACTGGCACGTTCGAAAAGCCATATCTCAGCAGTCAGATTAAAGAGCTGCAATCTCAGCGTGGAGCGCTCTCTACCATGAAGTCCGAATACCTCAAAGGTGCAAGGGACATCATGATGCCATCCGCACCTGCCAAGCCTGACAAGCAGAACAACACCCCAACAACAACCACCAACACCCCCACAGGTGGCAAGACAAAGCAGCAGCAGGCACAGGACAAGGTGACTGAAGCCTTGCTCGACTACCAGCAGACCATCGAAAAGGCCAACCTCGGACTGAAGGAGGGCTACACATCCGAATTAGACGTTAAGCGCAAACAGCTCTCCGCTCAGGAACGACTCTACGATGCCTATGGCGATGCCTACAACATGTATCACGACCCTAAGTACAAGGAGGCACAGGACAAGGCAGCCGAAGAAATCATCAAGCTCGGTGGTGAAGTAAAAGCATCAGCCGAAGCACAGAAAAAGGCGCAAGAGGCAGCACGAGCACTCGAGACCGCACAGAATAAACTGGCCGATGCTCAGTTAAAGCTGGCAGAAGCCCAAGAGAGTGGTGACCTGAAACAGATATATACAGCTGAGAAGAATGTGCAGAATGCTCAGAGCGGAGTCGATTTGGCACAGGCAAACCTTGATTCGCTATCACAGAGCGTTACGGTAGAAGTTCTGCCGAAGTGGGCAGAGTCCGCACTAAATGCGCTTCCACAGGAAATCAAGGATAAGCTGTCGGGCAAGACCGATGTGCCTATTCCCCTGACAACCGCCAACCTCGACGCATTCATTGCCAACACCAAGGAGCAAATTGCATCGTCTGACCTCGGCAGCGGAGTGGTAGCCAAACTGCAAGAAAGCCTATCAGATGCAACGGCCATCGGCGAAATCATGAAGACTGCCCTCAAAAACGGCATAGACACCGCAGACTTCTCCACCGCAGGGCTCATGCAGAAGCTCATGAACGGCGAAGACATCGACGATGCAACCATACAGTCATACGTTGACGCACTCAATGCCATGCTAAAGGAGAAGTTCGACGAGACGGAATGGCCGAAAGTGCTCATCAAGTTCGACATCAACTCCAAGGAAATCAGTACCATCACCAACGGTCTGAAGAACGATTCAAACAAGCTGGCAGCATCATGGAGCGCAGCAGGCAATGCTATCTCGGCAGTAGCGAATGCCATAAGCCAAATAGAGGACCCTGCGGCAAAAGTAATTGGTACGATAGCACAAGCCGTAGCCAGTATTGCATTGGGCGCTTCGCAAGCCATCGCACAAGCAGGCACCGGCTCGGCTGGCGGACCTTGGGGATGGATAGCCTTTGCCGCTGCTGCAACTGCCACCATGGTTAGCACAATAGCCACACTTCATAAGGCCACCGGCTATGCCCAGGGTGGTGTCGTTGACGGTCGCAACGGTGGATTCGTCGGAGGCATGTCATACAGTGGCGACAATGTGGGCAACGTGCGCCTCAATTCAGGCGAGCTCGTGCTCAATCACGCACAGCAGGACAACCTTGCAAACGAACTCGAAGGCGGAACAGATTTAAAAAACCTAAAATTGACTACTGAAGTCAGTGGAGATCAGATACGCTTTGTATTGGGTGCTAACAACCAGTTACAGGGATTAGGAAACGAACTTAATATAAGTATAATATGAAAAAATTAACATATAACGAGTTTATAACACCAGGAGCTGTTGTACCTGGTGATGACGTGGTTATAACAGATTATACGGTTAAAATATCTCCTAATTATTATACATTAATAAATGGAACTGCCACGCAATTCATAAGAAGCAAAGAGTATGTCATTCCTCTTCGGTTTGTTTATAATCGACAAACAGAAGTGGATGCAACTATCTATACTGCCGACATGACAGAAGAAGATCCGCTTTATCCATATAGAAACGATTTAGATAGTTTTA